AGCCATCTGAAAGAGTTATAAAACTTTCAGTAGAAGTTCCAAACGGTTCTACTGTTGACTTTCCTGCGCTACTAATAGCAACGTTATTAAATAAGCACTTATAAACTCTTACTTCTAGGCCAGTATCAGTAGATACATAAAATCTTTTATCTATAAGATCAACGCTATCATCATACATATCATAAACAGTATTTGCTGCCCAATTATAACGTTTTACTGATAGCTTAATATCGTTTGATTTGATTCTCTTTCCAAAGAGAAGATTGTCATAGATGTTAATATCTTCGAGCTTTGTGTCAACCGGTGTACTAATAGTTTGATCACCGCCCGATTTTGCAGCAAAAATGTAGTAAGGCGCATTATTTGTTACGTTGTATACAAATGATTTTGCTGTATCTACATTCAAGTTATTTTTTACAAGTTGCTTGCTCATGAAATCCTCTTACTCTCGTATTTCGATGTTAATATTTCTAAAATCTTCGACTGGTTCATCATCTAGTCGTACAGCTGCATCTACACTCGTTGAATTCCAAGGTACTGGTGCTGCATCAAGTGCTGGTACGAGGATTACGAAAGGTGAAGTATTCGATACATCAATCTGTGTATTTGAAACCACACTTACCTGAGTATCATTTATTACGCTTGAAAGCAAAATAGATCCAAAGAATCTTGTTCCAGAAGTATGCAAAGTCTTTTTAAACATTTCAGCATATCTCTCAAATGAGATACTTGACATGATGTTGTAAGAATATTCTTGATAGAAATCACCATCATGAAGTTTTGACAAGTCGCTTAGAAAACCCTTTAGTGATCGATAAGAGCCAGAGCCTGTTCCTAATCCATCAACTATAGTTGTATAAGTAAAGTTTTTTCTGTTATCAATTATTGTGCTTCCATTCTGATTATTTGAATAACCAAACCCAGAATCTACGATCTGCGCCAATTCTATTTCACCATTAGCAGATACTGCATCAGCTGTTACGCTAGCGTTATATCCCATAAGTCGTGATGATGTATCTTCATTAATATCTATTATGTTACTCACTAAGGTTGAATCTAATCCTACAACGTTTGCACCAACTGTAAAATTATTATTAAAGTTCATTCGCTTTACGAGTAAGTCATTGCCAGTTTGTGAAATAAATCTACCTTTTACCGTGACAACATTATTTAATACTCGGAAATTACTCACCGTAGCAACAAATGCTGAGTTAGAATCTGATTTTACTAGATATCCAACTGCGATAGAAGGTTCATCAGCTATAGTAAAAACTGTATTATTAGATATTAATTTCACAGTCGCAACCCCTTGACGAAGTCCGCCAGTTTCTAAGAATACGCTTTCATTAGGACGTAATCCTGCAGTCGTGTTTACAGTAACTTCATATACTACAACATTAGATGTTTGCTGTAATATTTCATTTGGTTTAAATGAAACATCGCTAGCTATGCGAATCACTAAATTGTTATAATCAAAATTTGTAACATATGGCTGATACAATAATACTGCTGGATCTTGTGTATAACCTGAACCCGGATTAATTCCAGACAATGATCTAATTTCGCCTACAGTCAATTCATTAAGAGTAAGCGCGCCAAAAATGTTTGATTGAAGATTCGAACTTGGGCGATATGGTAATTCAAACGTAGCAGAATTAAGTCGCTTATTGATAAGCAGAGTATTAGCAAGGCTATCAGTATTGACATATATTACTTCTTGATTAATTGGCTGAAGTGTTTCTACATTAAAGCTAGCACTATTACCTGAAGATATTGTAGATGTGGTTGATGTAAATCCAGCTTCTAGTGAAGTAATAGTAAATTCATTTTCTAAGTTAAGTTCAGCTGCCCGCTTAAATGTGTTTGCTCCGGATGTAACTTCTACTGGCAAATCGAATGAAACTGAGCTTAGCGTTGCAATTGCATCTGAGCCAATTACGTTGATCGGCTGATTTATTCTAAATCTTCCAGTGAATCCTGTAACATCAATAGTTCCACCAGCTAGAGTTAATCTATTTACTGCAATTACACCACCCGCTATCTCACCAATTTCTGGATCAACTTGATAAACTCTTGATCCAACTGGAAAAGCTCCAGTTGGATTTAATACAGTTAGAGTGATTTTTGTAAGCTCACTTATTAACCGGCCTTCAGCTATAGTTGTTGGCTGTTGCTGTTTAATTGTATCAAACAGTTCGTAATATTTTGTTGGATGTGTTGTTACATAATTAACTACGCCAGCCGAACCTCCAGGGATTCCCGCAAATATAGCAGAAGATACATTAAAGCCGGATCCTTGACGAGCAACTTCAACTGATTCAATTTGGCCTGCAGCGTTTGTGATTATAATACCTTGAGCAGCTTTGCCATACGCAGATGCAATTTCAAACACGCTTCCGTTACTATAGCCTGATCCAACTTCTCTAACACTTATAGTAGAGATTATGTTTCCGGAAACTACGTTCGATACTCGAATTAAATTATCGGAAACGAGTGACAGGCTCGAAGAAGTTGAATATCCATAACCTTCTTCTGTTAATTCAAATTCTATTTTACCCGACGCGTCTTTTGTTGCTGTAACTTTTGCTAGTGCACTGATGCCAGTTGATGTTGTAATTGGAACAATGTCTCCAATTTCAAATCCTCCACTCGATGTCTTAATAATGATTTCTTTTAAGGATCCGTATATCACTGGTGAATCAGAATATAGCTGATCATCAATGAGTAATTCACGATTAACGAAGTTGCCTTTTATATTGGATACAAATAATACGTGAGAGTAACCATTATTTACTCTTAGTTTAACATATTTTTCAACAAACGCTTTTGCGCCAGAAGTAACTCCGGCTATTTCTTTTCCAACAAGCGTAATTGCTCTATCGACTGTGTTTGGCGAAATTTCCAAATAAGTTGGCTTAACCCATTCTGCTCCAGATGGCTGAAAGAGTACGTCAGCTGGATACTCAACTTCAGGCTTTACGCCATAGATAAGTCGAAAGAAAAGATCAATTGCGCGTTCAGTTCCTTTTGCACGATAAAGATCAAGCGCGTTTTTAACTAAAAGTGTTTTATTCGTTGCAGTATCAAACTCGATATTCTTAAGATACTTTTCTTTGAAGAATACTACGAATAGATCGATCGTTTCATCAATGTCACGATAATCGAGCAAGTTTCTTGAAATAAAGATTGAACCAAGTCTACGTGAAGTTCCGCCACGTAGAATATATGTGCTATAAGTTGTACCGGCGTTTACTGTAGTAACTGGTATAAGTTCGGAGCAAATATTGAAACACTTGAATGTTTCATTACTATCTACCTTTACAAGTAAATCACCGTTGATTATGCTATAAATTGTTCCAGTAACATTTTGCTGTGTGATTCGACCGTCTTTTACGAATCCAGTGTTATCTTCAAGCGTAACGATCTGAAAGTTTTGCTCTAACCACTCGTAGTAAGCTTTAATGAACGCAACAAAGTTTTCTCCTTCATCCTGATAGAATGATGGAAAGAGCGAATCAATTAATGGCGATATCGTTTTTTCGATTTGCTTCATTGAGTTTATGCTCTCACTGATTCAGCTGTTACCGTAACATCTTCTTCAATGATGTTTAAGATAACATTATTAATAGTTGATATATCTTTAAACTGAGGATATGCGTAAATCTTAATTCCAGTTCCAGTAAAGCTATCAAGTTTAAAATTAGAAAATTGAAGTAGTCCACTAGTATAATTAATAGTTCCAATTGGATCGATTATAGCTGAGTCTGAAGCTGATACAACATTGATGATTCCGTTACCGTTATCACGAATAATTGAACGAAGTCCTTTATACGTAAACTCTGAAGATTCAATTGAATGCGATTGAATTTCTTCGTTGTAAATAATATCGAGTGGAATGTTGTAGTTTACGTCAAATGTAAGGAACTCATCAAGCACCGGATTTTCAACGAGCTTGATTAAACGAATATCTGTCTCGTTCGAAACAATAGAAGACTGTGATGCGTCAATTACACGAAGTAATTGAGAGTATCTAAACGTTCGATTAAAGTCGTTTAAGTTTGTTCTTGCATAATTCAAGATAGCAGAAGAAACAATAGTCTTTACGTCATCTTGAGCAAGTCGAGTAATGTTAACGTTATACTTGACAACTGAATTCACTGCTAGATATGTATATTCTGGATTGACGAAGACTGGTTCAATCGTGACTGGCGAGCGCGGACGAAGGAATCTAAAGTATTCTGTTCTTTTAATATCCGGCAATCCGTCGACGTCGACTAGGTCGACTGCAATAAACACTTTACCATACTGTGGAGGATCGAGATCTTCGCCGCCGAATGCTGTCACAGCATTTACTTCTGGAAAATTAATTTTAAGTAATGTTTCATAGTCTTCTGTAGTGACTGCTCGTTCCTGCGTAGTAAAGTAACGAGGAGCGTTGAACTTAATCGACTCAATTGATTCTGAAATTGACCCAGCATTTGCTGGAGATTCAGTGACTACTACGATATCGTTTTGGCCATCAATTGTAGTATCTGGATCAAACGAGTTACAACCATTAGGAAGTTCACCATTGGAGATTCGATATTCAATAACAACTACAGAGTTTTCCTTTGGCTTACGTCCAGTTATACCATCACCAAATACAATTTCATAAGAATCACTCTCTGCACCTTGAACAAAGTAAATCTTTGAAGAAGAATCTAAGTTGAATAGAGATGACGCACGAGTGTATGTGTGAATAGTAGCACCAGTGTCTTCAATCACCGTGACTGAGAGCGACGAAATGTCAACATTCTTATTTGAAATAAGGTTACGCTGATTATTACCTGAAGCT